GCATTACTCCGCCAAAAGGTCTAAAGCAAAGTTGCCCTTTTATTGAATGGTTTGTATTTGAACCTGCAGCAGAAAAAGTACCTTGGTCAATGTATGCCGTGTAGCCCGCAGGCACCGTCCAAACCGCCATTAGGGTTTGGTTGGCTCCCAACGGGATTTTCGCGTAAACAGTAGCAGGGACACCTGCCGTAACAACTCCAACACCAACATAAATATCGCCAGCAGCGGTACCACCAGAGCCAGCAGTATTAACGAAAGCGCGAAATACACGAATGAAACTGTTTGTGGTAAGAACTTCGGTCTGCCCATTTAGCGTTATCACCTCAGAAATTTCGTTGTAATTAGCATCTAAACCAGAAACTGTGACTGTTTGAGCGCCCGTTCCAGAACCAGTATCGGCTGTGCTTGAACTTGAAACTTTCATTATGGTGGCAGCGCTGGGATACACATAAATACCGCCTTGGCTCCAAACCGTCTCTAAAGCAGCGTCAACAACCGGGTTTGAACCAAATTTAAAAAGCGTTTTGTGCCCTGTAATTTGACCTCGAGACACCTGCAGATTAAACGGCTCATATAGCCCCATGCGGGTTACTGATGAAAAAACTCCCTTTGGTGTGCTCATTTCATCTTCTTCAAGGTTTGTGCCAGACGTGCGCGTTGACCTAACTTACCGGGGGCTTTAGCCGCTTTGGCAAGTTTGCCTGCTGGAATCTTTTCACCAGCCTTGACCCCAAGAGACTTACGAAGTGCGCCGGGTTTCCTGATTGCTTTCTGAATCCATTTCACAGCCATCTCAGCCTACCTTTCTATGCGGAGCAACTTTTTTAGCCACGCCTTTAGGCTGTGCCACAAACTGTTTGCCTGCGGCTTTACCGGCTCGCTTGGCGCGGGTGGTCGCGGCGTACTCTTGCGGGGAGAGCGCTTTGATGGCTTTTTCGGGGAGGTATCTTTCCCCTGTAGCTTTCGATCCTTGCGTAGAAGGTTTGCCACTTTTAGTTCTCCACTTTTGTTCTGTCCATGCCTTCAGACTTTTTTGAGGTGCTTTCAATCTTTGTACCCGCCACCTGATTTTTTGTACTGCATAGCCAACATTTGAGCCTTACGGGCGCTCCATTGACCCGGAGCACCTCCCTTGCCGCCAGCCTTAATACGTTCAAATAAAGACTTACGCATGCCGGGTTTGGTGTAGTTGCCAGCCTCATTGACCTTAGACTCACCACCTTTGGCATACATCTTTACCTTGTTCGGGTTGTCTTTCCGAACAATGTTTTTAGGCAGTTTGGCAGGGTTTATTGCACCCATGCCGCGACTGGCTCTCATCAGCAGTACCCACCGCCACGTAGCAGTTTGCCTTTGGTTTTACCTTTAGCAGCAACACCATCAGCACGCTTAGAAGCTGAAGAAACAGAACCACCTGCCTTGTAGCCTTTAACAGCGCCACCAGATTTCATGGTCATGGAACCCATTTGCTTGGCTGTAGGTAGTTTTTTAGAAACGCCACCAGCTTCCATTTTCTTCATGCCTGCTTCTTTCATTTCATGCTTAATCATGGCTTTGGGAGCACCCTTCTTTTTCATGAAGGACACTTCTTTTTTCATCATTGCTTTGGACTCTTTCATTTAAACAAACCTACCTTTCGTTTTACCTTTAGATGCGCAACCATCAGCGCGTTTGGAAGCTGAAGACTTTACAACACCACCCTTTTTCATTGCTGAAACAGGGCGAACTCCGGTAGCACTTGCTATTTTTTCATCGTCAGCGGATTCTTGCTCTAGACTACGCATACCCATGGCAGAACGAATTTTATTTGTGTCACCGCGTTCTTGAGCCGCAGTACGCGCAGCGGGCTTTTTAGAACTTGCCATATCGGTGGTGTACTTTTTACCCTTGAACATAAAAGTCTTGTCACCGGCTTTACGCGCCATATTAAACGCAGCACCAAAGTTAGAAAGTTTTGCAGACTTAGCAAGTCCCGTCTGTTTTACGTCACCTGTTTCCGGATCTCGCGCACCACTAAACGGATCTATGTCATCGCCTTGAAATGGATTTGCCATTTTATTTACCCCTTTTGAGTAAGGTTATCAATTTTGCCTTCAAGGCGGTTAAACCTTGCATCAAGGTGTTCCACCAACTTTGTAATTTCTGCTTGAGTGACGTTTTCACGAGCCACCTCCTCACGAGTTCTGTTTAAAAGAATGTTGAGACGTTGAATTTCAGAGGCTTTTTCATGCCCAATATAAGCAAGAATGCCAATCAACATTGTCAACACCATGTTCCAAAGCATCATTTCCATCAGATCATCTTCCCTTTGGTTCTACCTTTAGTTATACAACCATCGGCACGCTTGGAAGCACTGCTTTTGACCTGACCACCTTTTTTCATTTTGGTTGCTGGCAAACGTGTATTTGCAAGCTGCTGTCCAGCCGTAGGCAAACTACCCTTACCAAACATTGTTGACAGGTTTGTCCGCAATCTTTCCCCTAATGGAGTAGTAGGCTGCCCTTTTATTACGCCACCTACGCCACCTACGCCACCACCTCCGTCTTGTGCTGTTGGCATTTGAGTTGCTAATTGCGGTGCCATTTGTTCACTACTAAGAACAGGTCTGCCATTCAGCATTTCTCGAAATTTTTGAAAACGCGCCTGTACATCTGGTGGCACTTCTCGTGGTCCCGCTCCTCTTGGAGTAGGAGCCGGTGGAGGCCTTGGCCTTGAAGGGTTTTTGCCAAATCTCATGACATTTTTCCTTTAGTTTTGCCCCGAACCTCACACCCCCCACCGCGTACAGCACCGCCTTCTCGGCAATTCCATGCACGCAGGCTTTTATTAATACGTGAGTTAGGGTCGTTGGCGGTCTTAGCAGAGGTTAATTTTCTTTTCATGCCTTTCATGCGAGCACAAAAAGAGTCTCTGCGAGACCCGCCTTCAGGTTGTGGCGCTTTTAAACCGGGCTTACCGGGGTTGGCAGCGTTGTACGATGCCCGCCCCTTAGCATTTAGCCCGCCTTTTGGGTTTTTGCCTTCTTTACGTTGCCATGCTGGTGACTTAGCCATATCTCACCCATAAATAAGCGTTATGGAAGCCGTACCAGTAACAGTGCCGTGCAGAGCGGACTCGCACAAAATACCTTCACCGGGCAACGGAATGATGGTGTACCCAGCCGAAGTGCTAGCCGCCGTATTGACAGTCATCAGGATTGTCCCTGACGCACCGCCTGCACGGATTACAACCGATCCAGCCGTACCGTTAATTGCATAAATTGTCTTTATGCGGGCACGTTGAATCGCAACCCCTTGCTGATTTAGAAAGGGGCCGGTTAGCGCTAAAGGCTGCGTCGCCAGAACGTCATATTGCATGGTAGGCATATAAGCCTCCTATTAGACGCTCTGTTGACCAGATAACGGATCAGTTACGTAGTAAAGGATCGTTCCGCCAACTGTACCAGTACCGGGAGTACCACCAACAGCGTTCGTGATATACACGTTTTCTGTAGCGTTAATCACGGAACCAAGAAGTGTTCCTGAACCGGCTGCACCGGGAACAAAAGAACCAATAGCAGCGCAAGAAGCATTGTTAAGTAATGCGTCAGCAGAAGAAGGCGAACCATCAACGGCTTGATAGCCAAGGTCAATCTGACCTGTACCGGGATCGTTAATGATAATTTGGGTTACAACCGCGCCAGCCGGAAGAATCAGGTCAGGAGCGTTTGCTACGCTAGAAACTTTAACCGTACCAGCAGAACCAGCAGCGGCAATATAGAAAGTTGCAGCCATGACGCCGGAACCGCAATATGCTTGGCGGGTTTGATCCCCACCGCCCGAACGCCAAATACTTTGGGTAGTTGAAACAGCCATGTTAATTCTCCATTGTGTAGTAGCACATCGTCATGGATTCTCTACTAAGTCTGCTAGGTCAGTATCCACGACTAAAAATCCTAGTTCTCACAGAATACAACAAAAAAGGGGGGCTGTTAACCCCCCTGTACAACTTTACGCGCCTTGTGAACCAAACATACCGAGCGGATCAGACCAGCCGAAAGAATAACGCTCACGAGCCTTGTAACGTACGTTACCAGTATCGAAGTCGCCGTCCATGCTGTTCTGCAGCGGGGTACGAACAAAGTGCTTCATGCCGTTGGGCACATCGGTTGTCAAGAACCAAGCATCTGGGTCAGTCAACCAGTGGTTAATTGCGTAACCTTCTGGGATCGAACCATTGTTTTTGATTGCGTTGACATCGTTGTCATTCGTACCAACACGGAGCGAAGTCTCAAGCAAACGAGTTGCAATAAACTGCAGTGAAGGTGGAATAATCAACTTACGGGGCTTAGCAGCGATCAACAGACCACGCTCGTCCGTCCAAGCAGCGATCTGAATAACGGCGGCTTCAAGAGAAGTCTCGTTAAGGTCAGAAGCAACTGAAGGGATGTTGGAGTTGGTACCGCCAGATACGAGCGGGTGGTTGTTAGCGAACAGAGGTACGCCATCGCCACCGTCATAAGCACCAGAGGTGTTAAAACCGTTGTTCAACACGTTAGCGGCTTTAACTTGCTTGGTGTAAGCCATCGAGCGAGCCAGAGCCTTGGTATAACGTGAAGACAGGCTGTCGTACAGGTTATCTTCAATCGCTTCTTCAGTGATCGAAAAGCCCTGTGCAATGGTCTCGTGTGTGTATCGGGCAGTGAAAGCTTCCTGCGCATTGTCATAAGCAATTGCAGCGCCTTCAGACTTGACCGGTGCAGCACCGAAGCCAGACAGCTTTGTTTCTTCCTCAAAAGAACGCTCAGAATTCTCAGTTTCGTAGATTTCTTTGTGTTCTTCGCCGTAACGGTTGTACTCCATACCAAACAGAGCATTAAGTCCGGGCAGGAGTTCTTTTAGTAGTTGCGAACGTGAAATAGCCATTTAGAATCTCCTTACACACCAAGTGAATTGGTGTACGAATGCACACCCATGTTGAACTTAACAATGATGTCGGGATAGGCGTCCAGAGCAGAAGCACTAACTACGTCAACAACTCGCATTGCTAAAGTAGAAGTTGCAGCCAAAGAAGCACCGTTAGTACCGACAGCCAAA